GTCCTGAGCAATACTCATGAGACCCTGGCTCACGAGTTGATCCACCTGACCACGTTCCTGAAGGTGGAAGACCACTACAGCGGAAAGAAGACCAATGATGCCGTGGTTCGTTTGGAAACTCTGATGGAAGAGTTCCTGGCGATCGACTTCTCTGACTCAGGTAAGACCCTGCGTAGTGCAGCCGCTTCTGCCAAGAACCAGATCGTTTTGTATTCGGGAATGACCTCCGCCTTCGGCAAGGCCGCGGCTCTGAATGAGTTCATGGCTTGGACGCTGACCAATGCCGCCCTGGTCAAGGATCTGGGGAAGCGAGATACCAACCTGGTTCAACGTCTGACCAAGGCGGCCCTGATCCTGATCAAGCGGCTCCTGGGCAACAAGCTCCCGAACGACATGTATTCGCACATCCTCTTCAACACGACGCTGCTGAGCGAAGTGTGGGACAACAGGGTCAACGATACTACTTCGGCGTTCCAGGATCTGCGGAAGAAGACCCCTGCTGAGGAGGCTGCTTCGAGAGGCTCCGAGGAGTTCTCCCCCGCTCTGATCGATGACATCGATATCGATACTGATCTGGAAACTCATGTGGAAGCTATTGACGACGTAGCCGCTCAAAGGGAAGACGCCTTCCGTAAACGTAGGGCGGAGATTGCTGCTGCCAATAAGGCATCCACTGCCCTCACTGTATCGGAGATCGAGGCGAAGAATGAAGCCGACCTGGATGATCTCCTGGATACTGAGGATGATGGTGGAGACGACATCATCAATGATGGTGGGGACGGAACCGGTGATGGAAACGGGGTGACTCCGGCCGCCGACAACATCACCAACTTCTGGATCGATCTGATCAAGCAGAAGCTCGCGGATGCCAAGGCCGGCCTGGATGCAGATACCCTCTCGGAGCAGTTTAAGCGGTATCGTGAAGCTGCCCAGGAGGCTGTCAAGAAGCTGGAGTTCGGTGGGTTCACCCTGACTGGTCATCAGAAGCGGACCTTCAAGGCGATCCACATGGTTCTGGCTACCGAGATGAGGCTGAACGTGAACAGCTCCGTAGCCCTGAACAAGATGTTCGAGCATATCACACCAACCTGAAGCCGGAGATGTTCGGCACTGGTCGCTTCGGTCAAGAGCGTTACTCCGCGGTCATGGAGCTGCTGGGTGACACGAAGAACGACGAGGGTGTGAGTGACGCCATTGCTGTTCTCCTGGCTCTGAGCCAGACGAGCGATGGTTTCCGTAAGGCTCTGGACCAGATCCCCGATCCCCAGAAGGTTACCATTACCGACGGATCGTTGAATGAAGTCCTGACCGTGGCGGCCGGCCTCCTGATGAACAAGGCAGTTGGAACCATCGACATCGATGGCAAGAACGCCAAGGAGATGATGGACGTTCTCGCGGGGAACCTGATCCGTGAGGATCAAACCAATGAGTATGTGGCCCTACAGGCTCTGACCGCCTCGATCACCAGGGCTGACAAGTTCGTGAGTGGCGCCCTGAACGCTCTGGCTGAGCGTATGGATCCGATCGACCGGGCTGTCCAGGAGAGTGAGCGTTCCAAGTTGACCAAGATCATCGTCGGCACGGTGGCTGCTGCTGCCAATTTCGTGAGCTCCCATCGGTCGGGTGATGTTGCTGATCTGGCTGTCCGAGTATCCCATATGGGTGTTGCCTTGGATCACGCAGTATTTATTCGGGAGTTCGTCACGGAGATCGTGGGCACGACCAAGACCAATACCGAGGTTGTCGCTCTCCTGGATCGCACCAACTACAAGGTGTCGGGTATCCGTCAGGATCTGAAGGAAGGCGTGCCAGTTGCTCTTCAGAATGCCTTCGAGACCCACCCGGACGCTGACCAGTGGAAGGCCACTCTCAATGTGCTGGCCAAGCTGGACTTCGCCCATCTGTTCGATTTGTCCAACCCGGAGCGTGCCTTCAGGTTGCTCAAGGACAACAACGATCTGAGCGCCAAGACTGTTGCATCCGAAAATCGGATCAACAAGGCATTCCCGAAGAAGGTGGCTGCCATCATCCTCGAGAAGGCAAAACAACTTGGCGCCCATATGAACCTGAAGGGTGTGGGCCATCAGCTCTGGCAGAACGCCTATGCCATCAACAAGCTGGCCGGCGCCTATGATCCGAAGATGACCCGGGAGATCGATAGCCTGGTTTCTCTCTACGCTCTGGAGATCGCCGACCAGACTGATAAAGACACCGTCACCCAGATGTTCGAGAACGATCGTGAAGCCACCATGAACCTGGTGACCTACATGCAGGCGTTGAACATCGAGGAGGATATGAAAGTCATCTCCGAAAAGGCCCGCATGAGCGGCGCCAAGGGTTGGGTGCCTGACCATGGCAAGAAGAACAACCGACTGATCCTGGCCAACGACAACGAGGCTGAGGCACTTGAGCGGACTGGTTGGGTTCGCCGCGGCGATTATCTGGCCGAGGATAAGTGGTCTTCGGAGAGCTGGGGCTATTACTCGACCACGGTGCGTCAGGGTGGCAACTACTCGCAGGGTGTGCTTCAGTCCATCCAGGAGACCTACCGCGGTGTGAACTCCACGTCGGGTCTGAGTGTCGACCCCAGGTTCTTCGGCGTCATCACTGGGGCAGAAGCTGATGCCATCACTGACGAGCTGAACGACGGCACTGGTGTGGCAGATGATACTGAGGCTCTGGTTCCCTTCTACGATGATGAGCTCGCTGTGCTGAGCTATATGCGCTACATGAAGCCGGACATGGTGGAGGAGTATACCAAGCCCCGTCACAACCTGGCTCTGATGCTGGGAGCTTGGGCCGGCCGCCAGATGGAAGAGAAGATGGCGAGCCAGTATAACTATGAGCTCCTGGTTGAGCTGAAGCGGATCTATGACGCCCGGGGCTCCATGGATGACAAGCTCTTCATCGACATGAGCAAGTCGAAGGATCCGATCTTTAAGGATACGTGGGACGCCATCTCGTGGGAGACCCGGGCTCAGATCAAATCCATCTTCGGCAAGAACGCCGGCTTCATGATCCAGAAGTCGATGGTCAACTTGAGCCTGGGGTATCGTGATCCCTCCATCATGGATATCTGGTCCGGGAAGACCAGGATGCCTGAGTTCGTCCAGGACGTGATCAAGACGGCAGTGGCCGTGATCCCGGGGAACCAGGCCGTGGCAGTCCTCTCTCGCACTGAGGAGGCCGTTCAGGGGGCCGTAGCGACCGCCAAGGACATCATCGTGGTTCGGTCGTTGATCGTCCCCTACATGAACACTCAGGCCAACGTGTTCCAGCTCTTGGGTCGAGGTGTTGGGGTCAAGCAGATGAAGCGCGGATATGATGAGAAGATCGTGGAGCTGGAGCGTTTCAATGAGAATACGAAGAAGCTGATCGAGCTGAAAATGAAGGTGGCCCTTGCCGGCAACGACAAGAACAAGCAGGCTATCTTGCTTCAGCAGGCTCAGGTGATTGCTGATGAGAATATCCGGATGGGTATCTGGCCGCTGATCGAGGCTGGTCAGTATAAAAACATCTCGGAGGGTATCACCGATCTGGATGTTGATCTGATGAGTGGTCGAATGGCTGAGTGGATTGAGGCCCAAGTAAACAAGCTTCCGGGAACCGTGCAGACGATTGCCAAGTATGGCCTTCTCTCGAAGGATACGGCGATCTACAAGGCCGCGAACAAAGCGGTTCAGTATGGTGATTTCCTGGCAAAGTCTATTCTCTATGACCACTACATGGAGGGTGGCCTAGATCATGAGACTGCTCTGAGGAAGATCAACGAAGAGTTTGTCAACTTCTCCGTTCTTCCCGGCCGGATGCGGACGGGGCTGGAAAGCATAGGTGCGACCTGGTTCCTGAGTTTCAAGATCCGGATCATGAAGGTGGCGATGAACCAGCTCCGAGAGAACCCGGTCAGGGCTCTGATCACAGCAGGAACCATTGGTGAGTATGGCTCGCCGGGTAACGACAACCTGGTGTCGGTGGCTGCACAGGGACGCCTTGGTTGGTCCCTGGGCTGGACGATGTTGCTGGGCGCCCCTGAGCTCAATCCCTACGTAAACATGCTGGGGATAGATGAGTTCGTGGGTGACCTGTTACTTCTGGAGTAGGTCTCGGGGGAGATGGGTTTTCCGGTGCCCACCTCCCCCATACCTGGGATAGCACGGCTTCAAATCCGTCGTCGGTCCCAAATTCACTAGGTTTCGGGGGGAGGCGGCTTCTGCATCCTCATGGATGCCCGCCTCTCCGTCCCCCCTACCGCCCATCGGGGTCCGAGCCCGATCAGTCTGCTGTGAACACCTTCCAAAGGAAGACCATGATCAGGGCGACACCGGCTACTGCTCCGAGGAATAGCAGTATGGTTCCGATGAACATCCCGAACGTGATCACAGCTACGGCAGCCGCGGCGAGCGCGATAATGATCGCCGCGGTCTTGAGTTTCTTAAGCATCGAAGATGGAGCCCCTCTTCACTTTGGGCTCCTCGGTTACCGGTTCCGGGGTAGCAGCAGGGGCGGCTTCCGCCTGACCATCATCCTCGGAGGATGGGGTTTCCCTGTCCCCGAAAAGGTTTCCCTTTTTGGTGCCTGTCGGTGTGGGGCCGGCAACCTCGGCGCTGCCCTCCGTGACGGGATCGGCCGTCGCAGTTTCGTCGACTGATGGGAGATTATCTCCTTCGCTGCTCCCAGCAGCACCAGCTTGAACAGGTGTGCCCACATCGTCAACCTCCTTCTCCTGGTTCTTCGGCTTGTTCTTCGAACCAGCAGGGCGGCCACCACGGCGTTTCGGCTTGGTCGGGACTTCCCCTTCCGGCTGAGTCGCCATGTCCTCAGGAGCGGTTGGATTGGTGAGAGGCAGGAACGTGATCTCGGCATTGATCATGCCATCGACGACATCGAGTTTGACGCCGGCAGCGTTGGGGATATTCAGGGTGCTGATATAGGTCGTCAGAGCCTCCTGAATATCATTTTGGTCTAGCAATACACGCATTGGCGTATCCTCTTTCCGTTTTTCGATTTCAGTGATCGTCACGAGGATGTGCTCCTTGTCGGCGAACCCGCCGAATGCAAACGACACGCTGGGAATGTTATTGAAATCGTCGTCCTCAATGACGCCCTCGGAGGTGAGAGTATCAGAAAAGTATTTATCGACAATAGACCCGACATTCATGATATCCAGTCGTCGCTTGGTTTCGACGAACACCTCGTAGTGAAGTGTGATTACGCCGAGAGGAGGAATACCTCGTAACAGTTTCTTCGCAACCTCGTAGAACTTGTTCTTCTGTGCCGAGAGGCTCCGGAAGTGAAGGTTGCGGTAGACATTGAGGTTCAAGGCTTGCCGCTTCTTAGTGGATGTCTTAATCCTCATTGGCAGCACTACCTTGAACACTCTCAGTCCATTAACCTCTTCCTGGTCGGCCAACCTGTCTAGTCGAACAGGTTGTTCTTCTTGGGCGCCGGCTTGTCAGCAGCGGTGCCGCCGCTGAACGGGGTGCCACCACCCTTCTTGCCGCTCGACTTGTCGTAGGTCTGACCGCGGTTCCGCTCCAGCCACTTGCCGGCATAGGTGCCTGAGTCGGCCTCCATGCGTTCGACGGCCTTCAGGACATCGCCGTCATTGACCACGTCGTCGAAGTCACCGCCGAGGCTCTTGACGAACTCGGCAACCTCCGAGATGGTAGCCATCGGCTTGATGGCGAAGAACTTGACGACCTCGTTCTGGTCGCGGGTCTCGCCAGTCGACTCATAGGCGCCGGTGGCCTCGTTCTTCTTCGTCTTGTCGACAGTCTGGCGCTGCATGGCGACCATGACTTCCTCGCCATGGAGAGCCGTGAAGCAGTCGACCGCCTGGGGCAGTTCCTTCTTCGCCTCGAAGTCGTAGAGCTTGACGGTCAGCTCCTCGACATCCATGGCGCCCATCTCCTGCCCGGCGACGAGCAGACAGAGGGAGTTGATCTGGTTGAAACCAGGCAGGTTCTTGGCGTCACCGGTCTTCTTGTCCTTGTAGGTGACTTCGCCGGCCTTGTTCGAGACCCAGATCTGGGTGCGGTATTCCTTGCCGCCGATGTCCAGGAGCAGGGTAACGTTGCGGGCGTCCGAATGGAGCGCCTTGCCGATGAAGGCCGTCTTGATCGAGGCCAGATAGATGTCGGTGTCGAGAATGCCACTGCCGGCGAGGAAGTCGTCTTCGATCTTCTCTTTGGCCGTGGTCTTGCCGCTAAAGATATTGGTCATGGGCATGTTCCTTGTCGTTGCTGCGTCAGTCGGCGTAGTATTTCATCAGCCGATCGACGACAGTCTGGGCGTCGTTGTTGATGTAGGTCTCTTCATCAGAAAAGAGAGCCCAGGGAGAACGTATCCGATCTCCCACGGTGGACTTCACGGTGCGGGTTTGGAAGACGTGCATGTATCCCAGAGCCCGATCCCGATCCGTTATCTGGAGAACCGCACTCTCCTTTGCCTCCTTCAGGATCTCCTTCAGGTTTAGCTTACGGCAGTTGACTACCGTGGTGAAATACGCCTCCAGTCCATTCTTCTTGAGGGCGCCTTTCACCGGCACGGAATAGTCTGTCCGTCCGGTATCTTCGTTCAGGACCGCATCCAAGTGGCCGAGCATTACGACGAATGCCCTGCCCTTGGCTACGTGATCGTAGATCAATTTTGGGAAGAACTGACCGTAGTTACCCCATGCTGCCATGGTGTTCGCTGCTCCGATGACGTGGACCGACTCGTAGCGGTTCATCATGAAGCTGATGGTGTCGATGACGATCGTATGGAACCGTTGCTGCGGATCCTCGTTGATCTGGTCAACGAGGTCGAAGATCTCCATCGGATCGTCGATCGTAACCTCCTTGAATTTGTTCTTGAACGGGAGAGGCTTGCCTCCCTCGCAGTTGATGTAGACAACGCCCTGCTGATCCCGCAGGTTCTTCAGGGAGAAGGACTTGCCATCTCCCGATTGACCGCAGATCAAGACGCTCTTGGGGCTTTTGGTCATGGGTTGAGGTCTCCTACGATGGCAATCCCCAACGTGATCAGGGCTGCGATTGATATAACCAGAGGCAGGGCATTCACCCTCTCGAGCTTTCGGCCGACGTTGTTGTTGACCATGCACATGGTGGAGACGATGTAGAAGGTGAGCCACAGGACTGCGGCCAAATTGACGTATTCCATTGTGTTCCTCTCTGGTTGAGTTGCGGGGGAGGTCCGCTCCGGGTATGTCGCTTATCCTCCCCCGACTTATGGGCTTGAAGGGTTAGAATCTATCCCTTCGTAGGCTCTCACCTCACCGCTTTGTGCATTTCCATTCCCTGCGGTTCAGGAGGATCAGGTTGCACTCCTGATTATTGGGGGGGAGGTAGCTGCTGGGCATATGGGCTTTGCTGGCCCATTCCTCCCCCCACCACCCCTGCGATCGCTGGGGGTATCCGGGATCAGTTTAAGTCACGACTACTCCGCTAAGAGCTTTGAAATGATCAGGTCGTAATCTGGGTAGTTCCGGTGGCTGTTACACCATTACGTTCCTTTAAAACTATATGCCGTCTACCACCCATTGGGTATAGCGTTGAGCAGTTTAAGTCTCGACAGGGCTTCCATAGTCCCGGTGCTCAGGTCGGTCTTCCTAGCTGGGGGGGACAGCTAGGAGAGTTGGTTGTCCGTCTCAACCTTTCGTAACACTCTGGGTCCGTCTGCTTACTAACCAAGAAGGCAGTGCAGAAGGTCCGTCAGGAATACTTTTGCCCGACGGATCTCAACACGGTCATTTCCACCTCTTCTTTGCTGAGTGGTGAGACCGACTTTTCGTTCAGATACTTGACCCTCCGGGATAGATCATCATAGTCACATCCGGCGTCATGCAGCATCATTGCGAAGTTAAGCAAGTTGTTGTTACGATTTCCAACGTCCATGTTGTTGAGGAACCACCGTTCCAGGTGGTCGAGATTGCCAAGATCCGCCACCGAATTAACATACTCGGTATTCTTCTTGGTTTTCGGAATAAAAGGCAGGACATCCACTAGGGCTGTTCCGCGATGCACCGTGATCTCGCTGTTGTCGTGGGTCATCCATTTCTTCGAACGCTGGTTCGCAGCTTTGTCCGAGTCGAAGGGCAACCAGAGAAGGAAGTTATCCATGAACTCACGATAGTCTGCTTTGTCCAGGGACAGGACGTAGTTGGCAGGTAGTATGAGGCGGAACCGATTGTCTTCGTCGGTATGCCTCTTGGTCGTCGCAGTGATGTAGGTATACTCCTTGAAGAGCTCATGGACAGCATCGAGAGTGATGCCACCATCCACGTCGACCACCAACATATTGAAGCCCTCGATCACATTCTCATCTGAACGATGCTCCTTGTCGAAACGATGGTTACACCAATGAAGCCCAGGCGCCGAGAGTAGCTTCGGCAGATCGTTGAAGTCCTGGGTCTCAGGGCTGTAACCAGATGCGAAGTGATCCGAGTAGCTGAAGCTCAGCTTGGTCAGATCCGTCTCTTTCAGCTTGGAACCAGAGAAGAAATCGACCCCACTGATCACATTGCGCTTGATGACTACATGGTTCCTGGTGCCCCATGCCTGAGCCAAGTCCATGATCTCCTTGCGGGGGACAGATGACGAAGGGTAGTAGGGCAGATCAGCAACCAGGTCAGCGTGGGTGAGCGAGCCTTCCGAGTCGGCAAGATACTTGGCCAACCGGACGAAGTTCCGCTCTCTTTTGATGAGGTCACCGAAACTGGCTCCACTCTCCTCGGCAACCTTGATGGCCTGCCGAAGGTTCTGGGCTGAGATTTCGTCCTTTTTGTCCAAGAACGCATAGACGCCGGCCAGTTTCAGGGATTTGAAATACCTGTGGCTCATCTCCGCCTTGCGGATAACGTCATGTTCAGGCATCTCCGCAGCCAGCGTCTCGCAAAAAAGCCGATAGGCAACCAGCTCAATGCCCACCTCTCTCGGCATGGTGAGCGTCTTGTTGTATTGGGAGATGTCAGCCAAGCCGGCGAGATAGTTTCGCCATTTGGATAGGGCCTTCGATCGGCTCTTGGACACGAGGCTTTCATAGACCTCCTCCGGATTGATCGTGGCCGAAACCGCCTCCGGTTTGCCCATACCGAAGAAACAACGCCGGGCGTATCCCGTCTCGAGAAAGGCATAGAACTCATCCTCTGTCTTGGCGCCATCGAACAGGCGACTGGTGGTGCCGAACATCAGGACGTTGGATGGCGTGGCACCGACTAAGTCGAGCCCACGCTCATTCTCCTGAGTATTCTTCACCAGTTTGGTCTTGACCCTGCCCAGATCGTAGAGCTCCAGAAGGATGTTGATCACGTCGACGTTGCCCATGATGTTGGAACCGATCTCATCCATCTGGAAGTTGATCGATCCACATCTCGCCAGCAGCAGCTTGTATCGGAGCTGCTTCAGAGCCGGACCAGTGCCCGAGTCAAAGATGAACGGAGCATGGCCCTGACGCTTGAAGTCGGCCAGTAGTGTAGCCTTCTCCTCGTCTTCGTCAGATCCCTTGGCCGCGGCGATATCGACCGCCATGGCGTAGAGGCTATCCTCAGCGACGCCGGGAAAGAGAGCCTTGACGAACTCGTCACGGAAGGACGCAATCACATCTTCCATGAGGCTCACCGAGTGACCCTTACCGAAGCCTGACGTGGCCAGAGCGATCGAGTAGATGTTGACGGGGATCAGCCCCCGCTCCGGGCTTTCGATGGTTGCCCGCATGGAGCTGGGGATCAGCCCCAGGAAGTAGGCAACCTCGGCCTGGAAGAACGTTCGGTTGACGTTACCTGTTCGGTAACAAAGCAAGTCAACCAATTCGCTCATGGCCGAGTGGTGGTCGATGGAGTTAACCACCTCAAGGTCATACAATAGCGTCATCACATTTCCCCCTCATGGGTTGTCTACTGGACGGATTGCCCGTCGTCAGAGAAGTAATTCTTGCGTTGTTCACACACCGGGAAAGCGGGACAGTATGTGCAGGCTTTGACCTCGCCAGCGTCCTTGACCACTACGCCTTTACCTTTTGCTTGGCGATGAAGCTCAGCATCGGTGTAAGAGTCGAACCGTTTGGTGCATCGGCCCTTCTTCTTTGCGGTCTCTTCCTTCGCATAGTATTTGAAGGTGTCCTCTGCACGCCACAGTTGCTTGTCGGTGCAGGGCTCCATCTGATCCTGAGGTTTGCCCACCTGGTCCTTGATGTGGGCGATCTTGTCGATGACCCACTGCTCAGTCTCGCCCAGGCTCATGAGAGGGAACTCACGAAAGGCCACCTTCGCCTGTGGGTATTTCGAATCCACCTTGGCCCGATACTTGAGCCAATCGGTGAAGATGAACTGGATCCGCATGACATCATTCTTGATGAGGTCCGGCATGATCCACCGGTAGAGGCTCCCCTGGAGGATGTAGTCGGCGTCCTTATTGGTCGAGGTCCAAGCGAACGTCGAGGTGGATTTGAAGTCCCGATAGGAGTTTCCAATCAGGAAGTCCATCTGGCCGGTGATGACCAGACCGCCGAACTGCTTGAAGCCGCGCTTCTCCAGGTAGATGCAGATCAGCTCTTCACCGCGGATCTCCGCAAGCTCAAGCTGCTCCTTGGTGGGGTTGATCCTGACCCGATCGATGATTGCCTGCGGATAATGGAGGGTCCGCATGGCCTGCTGCCAATCTCCTTCGGTCCACGCACGCTCGATCGAGTCATGAATGGAGTGGCCCATACGACGAGCCACCTGCTCCGAGACATCCATCGTGGTCTGGGCGTAGTCCACCTGTCGCTGAAGGATGAGCTGCTTGGTGGATTTCATCAGGGTGGTGACCGAGATGAGCTCTCCGGGGGGAGCAACGTCCGCCCCAGAATTATACCCATCCTGGAGGAGCCAAACTGCCAAAGGCAGATCGACCCCAAAATCATTGGTGATCTTCATTCGTCAGTCCTCCAAAGCTCATCGCCTCCCTGATCCTCAACCTGTTGGTTCGTGGAATGCAGGGCGTAAATGTCATAGGTCTTGATCCCCACCAGAGCCGCGGCAAGCCACTTCTCCGTGTTGAGGTTCTCGAAATACGCAGCACAATCCCTACGAACTCGGACGGATTTCTCTTGCAGCTCCCCATCGATGATGTCTGCCAGGAAGAACACACCTTCCAGCAGGCTATCCCCGATCGAGTAGCCGTCGAATTCCAGAGTGCCAGTAAACCTGGTAGTCTGGTCATGCACGTCGCAATAAAAGGTCATAGCTGGCTCCTGTTGTGGTAGCTGGAGTTGAGAAACCCAACTCCAGCCGATGCTTAGCTTCCGGCCACGTTCATCGCAGCCATGTCGTCGGCCTCGTTCTGCCGAGGGTTGGGCTGGATCTGGTGGTAGTTGATCCGCTTGGTGTTCAGAAGGAAGAACCCCTCGTCGGCCCAGACACGCAACCAGGTGCCGGAGTTGTTGAAGGCGGTGACGTTGCTGAGTTCCAGACGCTGACCGTCCCGAAAGACGATCGTGCGACGGGGCTCATTGACCTCCACTGTTTGACTGCTTGCCATGTAAATCCTCCATGTGCTTCTTCGTGAGTGTTGAGATGTCTGCAACCGTGGCGTCATTGGGGATGGTCATGCCATGGTTCCAGTTCGGGTAGTAAACATCCAGCTCTCCGCTCATGGAGATATATTCGTTCTGGATGAGGGGATCCTCCTGCCAAGACACCGCCTTGGACAGATGGACATTGGTGTAGAGCAGGACATGCACATCATCCCGGATGAGAAGATAGTTCGCATCGTGGATTGAGGCACATGGTTTGATGTCCAGCCGATGGATGTCCTTGCGGACCTTCTCCATGAACTCTGTGAGCGCACGGCTGTTCAACATGCACCAGGATTGCCCAAGGGCGTTCCCCGCTGTGCGGCCTTCGCTCGCAGCCTCATGGGGTGTATACCGAGTCCCTAGAACCACCTGGTTCAACAGGGGGGTCCGGAGTCTCAGCCCAAAGGCTATGGTGATGTAGCCATCCTTGGATGCCTGGATGATCTTCTCTCTGACCCAGGTATCGGAGACCACATACATTTCGTGATAGGCTTTCTCGATCTGCTTGGCCATCTTCTCACTGAGACCCACGTTCTTCATCAGAGTGACGAAGGTTCCATCATAGGTCAGGGCGAAGGTAGGCACCTTGCTCTTCTGCCGTTGATCGGGGAAGAGTTTCTTGATCGAGTTGATGCTCTCCACCGTGTCCACGATACCGGGCAGTTCTTCAGGGAAATAGCCGTAAGCCCTGAGGCAGTGACCATCATACCCATCTGAGTAAACCTTGATCTTCATCGGGTCTCTGGTCGTGACGGCCGAGATTTTATCCTCCAGAGAGTCAAAGTCCAAACCGACGAAGAGCCAACCAGGTGGTGCTTCGATGCACTCCTTGATGAGCTTCGCCAGACGTGCCTTGATCTTGGTAGCGCCGTTGGACGGTATGTTCTGGAGGTTGGGGTTAGCAGAGCTCAACCGTCCCGAGGCTGTGCCACCCAGACGGAAGTTTCCGAACAGGTAATACCAGCCATCATTGCCCTTCTGAGCCTTGAGGAAAGCAGGCAGGAACGTCGACAAGATGATTGCCGATGCCTTGAACTGGATCAACAGGTTGAGCAGCTCGATCACCTCCGGGTCAGTGGTGTGGTTGATGAGCTTCTCGAGAGTATCTGCGCCAGTGGCAGGCAGTTTTGTGTCAGTCAGATCCAGCACCGGCAGACCGAGGAAGTCCTCGCTATAAAGTAGCCGCTGTAGCTGGAGCGGGCTTTGAGGATTGAACTCGATCACCGTGTCTTTGGTGGCGCCCAGGTCAGCCCGAGTGATCTGCTTCTTCTTGAGCTTGAGGTTCTTGGCCACCACCATCTCATCGCCCAAGGTGTAGAGGAACGATTTCACGGTGTTCAGTTTGTTCATGGCCGTGAGCAGGATATCCGACTCAGCCTGGAGCTTCTTCTCCAGAGCCACCACCTTCACCATGTTGATCGGCAGACCCGTCAACTGCATCTGGATGATGTCTCTGGCGGCCGGCTTGAAGATCTTCAGGTAGACATCTTCCTGGTCGTCGGCAATCATGATGGGCTGGTTCTTCTTCATGACATACCAGGTGGCCAGTCCATCGATCAGATTATACTCCAACAGCTCATCCAACGGGATCAGCGTGATGTCGTGAACATCCTCCTGTGCGTAGTTGCCGGCGAACGATTGAGCCTGGATCTTCAGACCCAGTTCATTGCCGGCGCAGGAGTTGGTTGCCAGATATGTGATTAACTGGGTGCAATCCCAGTCCCTCAGCAGGACATCCAGACCACGGAGCATACCCGCCTGATCGAGGAGGTGATCCATAAAGAGCTGGTAGACCAGCACATACCCATCGTAGCAGATGTTATGGTAGATCATTTTGCGATTGAAGTCCTCAAAGAATGTTCTGAGAGCCTTACGAACCACAAGATTGGTCACTTGTTTTCCCACCGTCTTCGGTGCATCTTCAGTTGGGGTGGTGGCCTGGTAGTCGACAGGGAACGCCACCCCCTCATTCTCATTCCAGCAGAAGGTGATGGTTCCAATGCCAGCATCGTAATGCTTCAGGCTGAAGCCCTCGATGTCACAGGTCAGATCGCAATCCATAGCCAGCAAACGAGCCAGCCAGTGGATGATCTCCGCATCCGTTTTGGGATACTCGACGAACTTGATGATGTCTGAGCCAACACTCACATCCTCGCCACCCATAAATCGTTGCACGGACCCCAAGGCTAAAGCAATCTTTGCCTTAATCTTGTCGGGGTCATAAAATACTCGAGCGTAATTCGGGCAGTAGGTTGCGAATAGACCGGGGACAACCGTTTCAATAATATCCCCAATCGTTGCATCCGTCTTAGACTTTTTGGTTAATACTTTGAAGTAGTCTGGTTGGGTGACGACCAGGAGCTTGATGTTCCTGTCGAGCAGTTCTGGAACGAGCTCGTTAAGATACTCCTTGATGTGAGCATTGGAAGTCTTCTTCTTGGTTTTGTCGATGAAAAGATCGCACACTATCACGTCTTGATACAGGGTCGTGAGGTGCGGCTTGTAGTAGTGCTTCACTATCTCCCCGACCTGGATCCTGGGACATAGAAAGGCGACTTCTGGAGCGTTACCAGTGTCGCCGACGATCTTGTATTCCATTACACGAAATACCTCTCCGGTAGATGGCCGCGGATATAGAGTCGATCCTTGGCACGGCTCAGTGCAACGTATTGCATCCGAGCGGTTTGCGAGTTCTGGGTGCAGCGGCCGATGTCGTTCAAGTCCACGACGACCGAGGTGTAGGTTGAGCCCTGGGCCTTGTGGATGGTAGAGGCAGCCACCGAACGGAGGTCTGGAAAGTCGCTCTTGATTCGGAAGTATTTATCCCACCGCTTGGCAGAGGAATAGTATTTCAGCACCTCGGCCCGATCGTTGACATCAGCAAAGCAGGTGATCTCATAAATGACATCGGTGGTGATGTCTTCCACCTCCATGGTGATGGTTCTCACCTTGAAACCTGGGATGACGTTCTCGTCCTCCTGATCACTCAGGATGTCCGTCACCCGAACCAACTGATCCGTGTAGAGGGTGTTGGAATTGTGCCCACCACCGTTGGTTGACGAGTTATTCGAGAGGATCTCACCCGGGACAAAGGGATCATCATAACCACGTAGTCCACGGATGTGGGTATTATACTCGATGACCCGCCTGTTGGTGTAGGCAAGCACACGTCGGCTGGCATCCTCGGCGGAGTATTCTCTCTCGAGGATCCCCTTGAGCTGGGGACCATTGATCAAGTCTATGACCCCGGGCACCTCGACGATGGGGGTGAACACCCCCGTCATCACAGTCTTCTTCATCTGCTCACAGAGGGCGATGAGGGCAGGCTGCTCTGCATTTCGAACCGGAACAGTCAGTTCCGAGATCTTGTAGTCCTGGGTGTAGATGGGGGAGAGCTCCTCCTTGATTGGCGACAACTGGTTCTTGTCGCCCACGTAGAGGATCTTGCAGGTGTGATCGAGCCCCGCATCCAACCACTTGTAGAGTTCCTTGTTGATCATGGAACACTCATCGATGATCAACAACGTCCCCGAATGAACCTGCCAGGTCTTAGTCGGGACGATCTTGACAGTGCCGGTGGTATAGTTCTCGCTAACCCGAAGGTTCATGAACGAATAGACCGTCTCGACCTCGCTGATTGAGTCACCGATTGCTTCGGCGATGACCGCCACAGCCTTATTGGTGGTGGCTGTGACTGCCACGCTGTGGAGAGGTAGTCCGCTCTCCTGATGTCGGAGGATGCCCTTGGCCACCTGGGCAATAAAGTAGGTCTTGCCGGTGCCCGCTCCACCAGAGAGGTTCATGGAGTGTCGAGTAGGGTCGTTGATGAATTGTATCACGTCCAGAAAACTCTGCTGCTGTTCTTTGTTAAGGGCCATCGGGCATCCTCCGTTTCTTGTTATTGGTTTAACCACATTTCGAGTGACCGCAGGCCGTGCAAGTTTCACAACCACTGGAGACGACCAGTGAGAAGCTGAAACATTCCAGACATTGGCGAGGCATATTGCCTTTGAGTTCGGGCATCGACTCCACGATGTCGTCGATGATACTCCCCGAGGTTTCCGGATCCATCTCTTCATTTAGCATGTTGTTGTCGGCCATACTCTCCAGATGGTTCACGATGGTCTGCCCGAGGAGAGCTACGAACGATGGCACGAACTTCTTGTCCACCCAGAAACCTCCATGTGGATCAGAAATACGTTTGAGCTCCTCACCCACGAAGGCAACGTCGCCGCCCCGTCGATAAATAGCACTGATCATCCTGGTCAGGGCCACAGTCCATTGCAGGCTCGCCATCTCCGACGAGTTGATGAAGATCTCGAACGGGATGGCGTTCCCATCATCATCCATGTAGTCGTTCATGGTGACGTAGAAACTCCTGGTGTCCCACTTGAGCTTGTAGGTGGTCCCCGTCAGGATCTTGGGTCTCTCCATTGGCTCAACCAGGCCGCCCTGTAGAGGTAGGGGCTCCTCCTTGGTTACTACCGCGGCTTTAGAGGGCTTATCGCTCTCCAGCGACAGCACAGAGCCCGTCACGGCGTTCGGACGATAGGTAGTGCATCCCTTGAGACCGTGGTCGTAGGCGTGCATATAGATGTCCGAGAAATCAGCGTAGGAAATATCCTCCGGGCAGTTGATCGTCTTCGAGATAGAGGAGTCCACCCATGGCTGAACAGCAGTGAGCATTTTCAGGTGATCGGCCGGCGTTAACGTCTGAGCTGTCACCAGTTTGTCGTATCTGTCTTCACTGATCCTCCCACTCTCAATGAACTTGGCACGGAGATGCACAGCATAGTCCTGCACCACCTCAACACGGTGACCAATGCCATCGTCATCCAGGATCTTCCTGGAATACTCCGCCGCAAAGATGGGCTCGATCCCCGACGAAACATTGCCGGCGAACATGGAGATGGTCCCAGAGGGAGCGAGCGAGGTCAGGTGGGAGTTACGCAGA